ATACGGCGCAAATAGAGATATAAGCCTATTTAGACACCTAAATAGAGAATTGTTAAATAATATTATTGAGCAAAAGGTAGGATATTATAAGATAAATTTAGATAAGACTCAAGCAAATATGTACGGTGAATCATCTAAAAAAACATATAATGATCCTGTATTAATAAATTGTTTAATTGAAAGAGGTGATACAGAAGCTGTAACAGACGATTTTGGAATGGATATTGCTCGTAGTATTAAATGTCGTTTCTTAAGAGATGATCTAGCAGGAATAGATTTAAGTACAGATCAACCAGCAGATGGATTAGGATTTACATATAATATAGTACCGGAAGTAGGTGATGTTGTTTTATGGAATAATGATTATTACGAAGTAAACAATGTAAATGAAAATCAATTAGTAGTAGGTAAAGACCCACTATATTCATATGCATCACAAACAGATAATTTTGGTTCATCTTGGTCTATTATAGTAGATTGTTTTTACATACGCCCAGAAAAATTAGGATTAGCAAAAGAAAGATTATAACAATGATAAAATTAACTGATTTAATTAACGAATTAGATAAACCAAAGCAAGTATATGCTACTAGAGAACCTGGTAAAGAGGTTACTATTGCGGATCTTAATCCTGAAGAACTAGATCAATTAATGAAAAAAGGAACTGTAATGATTCCAATAGAAGACCCAGCTCGTCCTGACTCTAGTACATCCCAGGTAATTAATTTACCTAAAATAGATCAAATTAAAAAAGATGTAATACAAAATAAAAGAGAATTTGATGTATTTACTTTTTCCTCTAATCCTGAAATTAAATCTGTAGCTAAAGAAATAAATAAACTTTATAATAGTCTGTTTAAAGCAATGAATGCTTTAGATAAACTGTTAATTTTACAAAGACAAGGTAGAATATAATGTCTAATAGACTAAAACCCATACCGAAAAATCAGTCAGAGGTAACACAACAGGCAATAAATCCTCCATACCTTTCTAATCAGGGAAAACCGATTAGTGAAACGGTATTTAGTCATAATCGTGGTACAGATTATTCTATGAAGAATGATACTGTAAAAGATATTAGTATTGGTTTAGAAGATATTGATAATGCTATTATGTATTATTTTGAAAAGGTTATCAAACCTAACGTAGTACAAAATGGACAACAAATAGCTGTTCCTGTAATATATGGTTCACCTGAAAGATGGAAGTCTGTACAAGCAGACGGCTTTTACCGCGATAATAGTGGCCGTTTAATGGTACCACTTATAATGTTTAAGCGTGAAAATATTGAAAAAAATAGATCAATAGGAAATAAATTAGACGGTAATACGGCTCATTTATACCAAGTAATAGGATCAAAATACAACAGCAGAAATGCTTATGATAAATTTGACATATTAAATAATAGAATCCCTTCAGAACAATATTATATTAGTGCTGTCCCAGATTATGTTACATTAACATATAATTGTATTATATTTACAGATTTTGTTGAACAAAATAATAAAATAGTAGAAGCAATTCAATGGGCTTCTGATTCATATTGGGGTGATCCTGCTAGATGGAAATTTAAAGCATCAATTGATTCATTTGCCACAACAACATTATTAGAAAATAATACTGATAGAGCAGCAAAATCAACTTTTACTATTAAAGTAAATGGTTATATGATACCGAATTCTGTTAATAAAGCTATGGCTACTGCTCGTAGTAAATTTTATACTAAATCACAAGTAGTATTTACTATGGAAACAGCAACAAGTGTTGAAACACTAAACACAGCAGGTACTAGTACTCCTAAAACAGCTATGGGTGGTGCTGTAGGAACAGCAGATTCTTATAATGTAAATGTAACATATAATGGTATTTCTGAAGCAGCTGCTACATATCTTAATACAAATAAAACAGTATTAGCAACAACTATTACAACAAGTACAGTAACCTTCCCTAATGGTTTCTTAACAGCTCCTATACCATTGCCTGCTACTTCTGCTACTAATTTTACATTCTTTGTAAATGGTCAATTAATTGAACCAGCAGCTGTATCAAGTTTTACAGATAATGGAAATAGTACATCAACTCTTATAATTAACACAACAGAATTAGGATTCTCCTTATCAGCAACGGATGAAATAGTAGGCATAGGTAAATTTGCCTAATATTTATACGTAGTATGAGTACATTTCGTCCCGAACAATTACGTCAACCTTTAAGTTTATCTGGCTCTTTTACTGGGTCTTTTAGTGGTTCATTAGAAGGTACTGCTAGTTATGCTACAACTGCCTCTTATGCCTTAAATGGAGGAGGGGGAAGTGCAACATTAACTCAACAGTTAGTATCTAATCAAACTGTTGGTGGAAATACGTCAGGAACAACATATAATATTGGAGATAGTCTTGAGACTGTTTTACGAACAATATTAATATCATATATAGCTCCAACAATAGGGGTACCTTCATTACGAAATGGAATATCAACAGTATTAAGTGCAAATATAACAAACCAAGTAGGTACCTCATTAACATACAATACAGCTTCATTTACTGCAACAGCAGATAATCCAAATGGAAGATTTGCATATAGTGCTAGCTTTACAGCATCTGGTGGAACGAGTGGAGATTTTAATTATTATTTTGGAGATAATGTTTTAGGTTCTTCAAACGTTTTACCATTAGGAGCTAACAGAACATCTACTAGAACAAGTAATGGAACTGTTACATTTACTTTAAGAGCAGTTAATCCTCAAACATTGGCTACAATAACCGCTACAACTAGAACTATAACATATGTTTATCCTTTCTTCTATGGTATGAGTGCAACGGATTATTCATCAACAGGAAATGTATCAGGAGATGGAGATATAACAACAGCAGTAGAACAATATGGTACAAAAATATATTCTATTTCTGGAACTTCTAAATATGTTTATTTTGCTTATCCTGCTTCATATGGTGATTTAACATCTATTAAAGACGGAAATAATTTTGAAATATTAACAGCATTTACTAAATATACTAGAAATCAAAATGGGGCTGGATCTATTTGGACAAATATTTCTTATAATATTTATAGATCAAATACTTTAACAACAGTTTCACCAGCTCAAAATTATACATTTACGTTCTAAATATAGAATATGGCTATAGGTATTATAACAAATTTTGATGTTAACACAAATCAACCTATTGATTCAAAAATGGGTCCTTATGCTTCTGTATCCGAAGCAACAGGTTCTATAAATTCTTTATTTAGATATGTAGGTCAAACAGTAATAATTACTGGTAGTGGAGCTCCTATAGAATATTGGTTTAATCCAACAACAGCTAGCACTGATTTAGTACTGAAAAGTGGAGGAGGAATAGCAGGATCAGGAACACAAAATTATATTCCTAAATGGTCAAATTCAACAACATTAACAAATAGTCAAATATCAGATAATGGAACTACTGTTAATATTACAAATGAATTAAATATAGATAATAATGGTGCAACTAATGGAACTTATCTTAAAGTTGTTTCTAATTACCTAGAATATGCTTATACTTCTTTAGAAATTAATCCTTCTACATCTGGACAATTTTTAGACATGCCTTATCTTAGTCATGGTATAATAAATATTAGTTACAACATATATATAAGAGATTCTGGAGGAGAGTATTATTCATATGGAAGAGCAGGAAATATTCAAGTTTTTAGTACAGCCTATTTTCCTGGTAATGTACTTCAAGTTCCATTTAACGAACAAACAATAGAAATGTATTCGAATGCTGGAGAAAACACAGAAAATATATATTTTGATTTCACATACAATAATGGAAATATTCAAGGAATTTTATATAATGATTCTCCTACATCATATGTTTTTTTAGATACAGAATATAAATTACTATAATTATGGCTTTTAATATTATAAGACATATAGCCCCCTCATTTATTATTAATAAAGTTAAAGGATGGAATACTCGCTTAATATACAAATATTATGGACACCCTGGGACTCCTTTAACTTTTGACCCAGCAAATGTAAGTAATTTATTAACAGAAATAGCTAATTCTTTTACTTCTAATGACCCTTTATATAAAGGACAATATATATTTCCTGCAGGTAGTAGATATTTTAAAACAGGAAAAAGTATTCGAATTAAAGGAAGATTTTGGATTAGTGGAACTGGGGGGGATGTTTTTAATATAGTTGCTAAAGTTAAATTTAGTAATACTAGTGTAACTATAGCATCATCTAATGATGGACAAAATCATACTTTATCCACATCTTTATCAGATTGCCCTGTAGATTTTGAAGTAACATACAACTCAATAGAAGATAGTCAGACTGATCCTCCTGATTTATATTTAGATGTTAATGGTTTCTATCAATATACTTTTAGCAACTATAAAACATCAGGAGCAAATGTAGAAAATTCTTATGTTCCTGTATGGGATAGTAAAGGTACCTACACAGAAATAACCAATGTAAATGATGATATAGAATTAGTACTGTCTTTTGATAATAGTACAATACCTACGCTTACATTAATTTATCTAACAATAGAAGAATTACAATAATATGATAATAACTTTTACCAATCCAATAAATATAGTATTACGACCACAATCCACTATTCCTGAAATATCTGAAAATATTTCTGAGATGAAAATTTTAGAAATGATAGACAACCCAATTGATAAAAAAGTTATAGTACGACTAAAAGGTGTTGGAAATTTTAAATTTAATAAGTATGTAACATTATGGGAAGGAGCGGAATATGACACAATAGGTCAATGGACAGATACAGATGTTGCAAATAAAGTTAAAGAAATATATGGTGATGTTTAGTAAAAAGTAATATTTATACGTAAACATTCACTATGCCAGCAGGAAAATATACATTATTAATAGAACAAGGAGCAACATTAAATCTAACATTAGCATATAAAGATTCAAATAATACTGCAATAGATCTTACAGGATATGGAGGTAAAATGCAAATTAAATCGGATTATGCTGATAATAATCCTACAACATATCTTACATTAAGTAGCTCATTACAAGCAGATGGTACTGGTATAACCTTTGGCGGTGTAAGTGGTACCATTGGAATAGTAATATCAGCCGCATCATCCTCCGCCTTAAAATTTAGCTCTGGGTCATACGATTTAGAAATTACATCAGGTAGCGTAGTAACAAGATTGTTACAAGGTACAGCGTTTGTAAATAAAGAAGTAACTAGTTAATAATGTCTTGTAACAATGTACACATATTAAATTTCAACCACAACGTAGTTGAGGTAGGTAGTGATAATAAACTTGTCATAACAGACAATGTTAAATGTAATTCTATCACTATACCTCAACCTGTAACTAATATATTACAGATTAATAGCCCTGGACCACAAGGTCCAGCAGGAGCTAACCCTTCAGGTCCAAATAATAGTTTACAATTTAAAAATGGTAGCTTTCTTAGTGGGTCAAGTAAACTCACATTTGATCCTTCTACTAATACATTAATATTAACAGGTTCAATGGGTATTACAGGTTCATTAACTGTTAATACAATTAATGTTGGACAGAATACAATCAATTTTATAGATGATAATGGGAATTTTAAGAATTCATTCTCTGTAACAGGAAATAATATTGTAATAGCTACTGGATCCTTACAAACATCCGGAAGTTCATTTTTCTCTGGTAGTTTTGTAGGTCCATTACAAGGTACTGCAAGTTGGGCTACAAATGCTTTAACAGCATCATATGCTAATATTGCTGATACAGTAGTTAATGCAAGTTCTTTTACTACAACGTCTTCATTTAATAACTTTACTTCATCTTATAATACTTTTAGTAGTTCATATAACACTGGTTCATTTAGTGGGTCTTTTACAGGCTCACTAGAAGGAACATCAAGTTGGGCATATAGTTCATCAATATCTATTAGCAGCTCATATGCTAATACAGCATCATATGCTTTATTTGCAGCTAATGGTGGAGGTACTACGGTAGATACAGGTAGTTTTGTAACAACATCTTCATTTAATACCTTTACAGCATCATATAATACAGGATCATTTACAGGATCTTTTATTGGATCATTACAAGGTACTGCTAGTTGGGCAATTAATTTTATATCTGCCTCTAACTATGTTTTAACTAGTGCTACAAGCTCGATGTTGTCTCCTTATTTGTTAATTTCACAAACATCCTCGTTTGTACTAAATTCACAAACAAGTTCAATATTATCTCCTTATTTACTTACAAGTGCAACATCATCTATGTTGCAACCTTATTTACTAAGTAGTCAAACGTCTTCATTCTTAACAACAGGAAGTATTAATACCACTCAAACTATAAGTGGTAGTTTAGTTATAGATCAAAATTTAACGGTACTAGGTACACAAAGTGTACAATATATTACATCATCTCAACTTAATATATCTACCAACCTAATAACAGTTAATACGTCGACTCCAGCAGTACGTTTTGGTGGTTTAGCTGTTTACGATTCAGGTTCTACAGGTACTGGAAGAACAGGATCAATACTTTGGGATTCGCAAGAAAATGTTTGGATATACACAAATCCATCTGGTGCCGCTTATGATGGTGGTATGTTTTTGGTAGGACCAAGAACGACAACTATGGGTACTGATGTTGGTATTAATACATGGTATGCAGCAATAGGAAATGGAAGTCACCACATGACTTCATCTCAAATATATAATAGTGGGTCTTTAATTAGATTAGAGACTAATACTGAAGTAACAGGTTCATTAATTGTATCTACTGGTATAACAGGATCTTTACAAGGTACTGCTAGTTGGGCTATAAATTTTGTATCTGCTTCTAATTATGTCTTAACTAGTGTTACTAGTTCGATGTTAGCTCCTTATTTACTAAGTAGCCAAACATCCTCATTTGTAACAAATACTCAAACAAGCTCGATGTTAGCTCCTTATTTGTTAACATCTCAAACAAGCTCAATGTTGACTCCTTATTTGTTAAGTAGTCAAACGAGTTCATTTATTACAAATACTCAAACATCCTCGTTTGTAACAAATAATCAAACAAGCTCGATGTTAGCTCCTTATTTACTAAGTAGCCAAACGAGCTCAATGACTGTAGCTACAGCTTCCTATATCTCTCCAACATTTATCTCTGCATCAGCAGCCGCTAGTGGATTTGGTAGTGGAGGTAGTGTAGATACAGGTAGTTTATTAGTAACAGCCTCTGCATCCTCGAATGTAATAACCTTCACTAAAGGAGATGGTAGCACTTTTCCTATAACAGTAGATACAGGTAGCGGTGGAAGTCCTGTTGATACAAGTATTTTTATAACAACATCCTCTTTTAACAGCTACACAGGATCTTCATCATCTCAGTTTGCTGGTACAGCATCCTATGCTACAACTGCTTCATATGCAATGAATGGAGGTGGTGGAGATGGAATAACACAAGGTCAAGTAGTAGCAATAGCAACAGGATATTCAAATTTATTTTAAAATATATTTATATAAAACAAAATTATGTCAGCAAATACATCACCAATTTACTCAGGAGTAGGCGATATACAATGGGGAACAACAGCCTTAGTAGCAGCAAATACAACATACGAAGCAACAGGATCTGTTTTAACAGTATTTTCTGCTAGTGCATCAGGTAGCTTTGTACAAAGAGTACGTTTTAAAGCATCTGGTTCTACTACAGCAACTGTAGCTCGTCTTTTTATTAATAATGGAAATGACACAACAACAACAACAAACAATATTTTATTTGATGAAATTACTTTAGCAGCAGTAACATCTGGCAGTAGTGCAGCAACTACTACATTTGAATTACCCTTAAATATAGCACTACCACCGGCATATAGAATATTAGCTACTGTTGCAACAGCACAAGCAAATGGTGGATGGTATGTATCAGCTGTTGGTGGGTCTTATACAACATTATAAAATAAAGATATATGAAATACGTAATGATCCAAGATTCAAATAATCCTAACATACAAATGTATTATGTGATGGATGACACTATGTCAAACTTAATAAAGGTAGTGGATTTAAACTGTAATGATTGTGCCCCACCAGCAGAACATTTTATAGTTGATACAAATCCTCCACTACCCTCATGTGCTCCATCTAATCCATAATAATATAAAAAGTTATGTTAGATTTCTTTCATATACCATCTAATACAGATAATACTAGAATATTTTATGTAAATGATACTAATATATGGCAGACGTGGACAAAACCACGTGGTGCTAAATTTGTACAAATATTTACTGTAGGTGGTGGTGGAGGTGGAGGCGGTGCAAGAGGAGCATCTACAGGAAATAGATTTGGAGGTGGAGGAGGTGCAAGTGGACAAATAACAAATGTTATATGTCCGGCACAAATGTTACCTGATCAACTATATGTAAGAGTAGGTGCTGGGGGAGCTGGTGGAAATGGAGGAACAAATGCGAATGGATCAAATGGTACAGCAGGACAGGCAAGTTATGTAGCGGTAGGACCAACGGCTTCTTTTGTTTCTCAATCTTTAATAAGCATAGCAAGTGGAGGAAATGGAGGAGGAGGAGGATCATCAACAGTAGGTGGAACAGCAGGAACATCATCCCCTGCTTCATCATCTGCAAATGCTACCTTTATGAGTATAGGGGTTTTTACATCCCACCCTACTGCTGTAGGAGCTGCAGGATCAGCTTTAGGTACAGTTAGTGGATCTAGTCAAACAGCTTTAATCTCAGGGTCTTTAACAGGTGGGGCCGGAGGAGGAGCAGCAAGTAGCGGAGGCGGAAGAGTAAACCTAGCTCCACACACATTATTATCAGAAGTAAATGGATCTTCAGCAATAACAGCTAACAACACAACAAATTCCCCAGGGGAGTCAGGTTATGGATTACTAATGCCTTTCTGTGGAACAGGAGGTGCTGGAGGGGGTGGTAATAATGCTACTACAGGATCTATTGGAGGAAGAGGAGGAAATGGTTGGTATGGATGTGGTGGCGGAGGAGGAGGAGCAGCAGGCACAACAGGAGGTGCTGGAGGAAGAGGTGGTGATGGTTTAGTAATAATAACAACAATATCATAAATGTTAGATTTATCATATTTTCAAAATAAGGGTAATGTAAATACACAAATATTTACAAATGATGGTACTTGGCAAACATGGCAAAAACCAAGAAGTGCTAAATTTGTAAATATATTATGTATTGGTAGTGGAGGAGGAGGAGCAGGAGGAGCAACAGGTAGTTCTGCTAGAGGAGTAGGTGGTGGATGTGGAGGAGCCGGTGGAATAGTAAGAGCAAATTTTCAAGCACCTGTACTACCAGATACATTATATATCTATACAGGGGCGGGTGGAACAGGTAGTTTAGGAAGCACAACCTCAACATTTAATTCAGCAAGTAATGGAGAAAAATCTTTTGTATGTATAATTCCATCTACCTCATCTATATCAAACATAGTAGTAACATCTGGTAACGTAAGTGCTAGAGGAGCTGTATCTAATATAGCTGGAGTAGGTGAAACCGTAGCTACATTAACAACCTCTATTTTTTTAAATATAGGTATGTTTACAGCTGCAGCAGGTACAGCAGGAAGTAATGGAGCTAGTAATGTACAACAAGCTAGTATAACTCCAACCCAAATAACAATGGGAGGTACAGGAGGAGGAGGTAATGTAGCAGCAGGAGCATACGTTGTAGCAGGTTTTTACCCAGCAATAGCAGGAGCAGCTACAACAGCCACATCTACTGGAATAAATGGAATAAATGGTATAATATTTAACACCCCAGTATTAGCATTTAGAGGTGGAACTGGAGGAGGAGGAAGTACAGGAGTTGGTGGAAATGGAGGTAATGGAACTTATGGATGCGGAGGTGGTGGTGGGGGTGGTGGAGTAACACAAGGTGGTAATGGAGGAAATGGAGGAGATGGAATTGTAATAATAACAAGTTTTTAATAATATGTTAGATGTATTTAATATACCTGGGCAACAAGATAACATAAAGATATTTTATGCTGCTGGTACAACTACTTGGCAAACATGGCAAAAACCAAGAAATTGTAAGTTTATTTGGATAATGTGTTTAGGAGGAGGAGCAGGAGGAGGAAATGGAGGCTCACCTACAGCAGGATCAGCAGCAGGCGGAAGTGGAGCTATAACAAGAGCCTTATTTCCTGCTAACGTTTTACCTGATATTCTTTTTGTTCAACCTGGTCCTGGAGGAGCAGCAGCTTCTAATGGTAATAGAAGCTGGGTTACTATAGCGGCAAATTCAACAGTAGCAATGAATACTGTATGTGTCTCAGGAACAGTAGCGGCAACAGCGGGTACAGCAGCCCCAGCTGCCGGAACAGGAGAATCAGCAGCTACTGCAACAGTAGCTAATTTATTAAGCTTAGGAACTTTTTCATCAACAGCGGGTTTTTATATAGGTGTAACCACATATGTTCCTTTCACAAATGGAACTATAGTATGTTCTGGACAAAATGGAGGAACAGTTAATGCAAGTGCTGGATCATCAATAGCATCTGTTAGTTTAGGAGGGGGGATTATAACCCCTGCTATTCCTGGAGGATCTCAAAATTCTGGAGGAAATGGAGGTAATGGAACTTTTTCATGGAAACCTTTTTATTCTTTGGGAGGAGCAGGAGGAGGTAGTAATAATGCTGGAGTAGGAGGAAATGGGGGAAATGGAGCATATGGTTCTGGGGGTGGTGGAGGTGGTGGAGGATCAACAGGAGGAGGAACTGGAGGTCGTGGAGGAGATGGCTTAGTAATTATAGCAACTTTTTAAAACAAATTTGGTTGTCTCTGTTCTTTTGTATATATTTATATCAAATATAAAATAAATTAAATTATGTTATTTTTCATTATCGCCATTGCTGCTATTATTGGTATAGCAGTTTATGTAACAAACAAAACTAAATCTTCACCAATTGCACAAACTCCTGTTGCAACAGAGGAAACACCATTTGACATAACTCCTATGGTAGAAGAAACACCCCCTGTAACCCCTACAGAAAATGTTATTCCTACAACACCTCCATCAGTTTCAACTATGGCAGCTAAACCAAAAAAATCTACTGCTAAAGCAAAACCAACCCCAAAACCAACTCCTAAGAAGAAAAAAACAAATGCTTAAGTTTATAGAAATAGCTAAAGCATGGGTAGCAGCAGCTAATCCTACACCAAAACAACAACAAATAGCAGATTATAGAATATCTATATGTAATAGTTGTCCTAATAGAGAATATCATAAACAATTTGATATTCATATTTGCGGATTATGTGGTTGCCCATTAAATAAAAAAATATTCACTCCTGTGGATGGCCCTGATGCCTGCCCAGACAAACGCTGGATAAAATAAATTACAATATGTCAGAAGTAAAAAAATTAACAGAAGAAGAAATCGCACAAATTAAAGAAATGCAAACTCAATACAACAAATTTGTATTTGAATTAGGTAGTATTGAAGCTCAATTAGCTGATATGAAAGCTCATAAAGAATTTATGGATTCTGAAAAAGCTAATACTTTAAGTGATATTAAATCCTTGACCGAAAAAGAAAAAGCACTTCTTGCTACTTTACAAGAAAAATACGGGGTTGGTAATATCAACATCGAAACTGGCGAGATAACTCCACTTTAATTACATTACTTCTGCGTTTTGTATGGTTTTGTAGATATTTATTATTAGGTAAAACCCAATAGTAAAATTAAAACAAATCATAAAAAATGTCAGAAGTAATTCTTTCTCCTGGTGTATTCCAGAATGAATCCGATCAGAGTTTATACACTCAGGGTCCACAAGTAGTTGGTGCCGCTATTGTAGGTCCTACAGTAAGTGGTCGTCCTTTTGTACCAACTTACGTTACTACTTATAACCAATACTTATCACTTTTTGGTGATGTATTTAAAAGTGGTAGTTACTACTATGAATATCTTACATCAATGGCTGCTAGAGAATACTTTAGCAATGGTGGACAAACATTACTTGTAACTAGAATTATTAGTGGTAGTAGTAATATTAGTACATATGCTACATCAACCATAACTAGTCAACCTGCGGTTGGATTAACATTTGCTACAGGTAGTGGTACTATAGTAGTAGCTTCTACAGCAGTTAATAATGAATTTAGAATTAGTGGTAGTGGATACCCAGTATTTAGATTTATTGCAGCTGGTACTCCAAAACCAGCAGATGATATAGATGGTAATGTTTATTATTTCTCCTCCGGTTCTAGTTTAGCACTTACTTTAGATGCATTAACTGGATCTATTAACGGAGCTTTATCCGGTTCTACAGCTGGTTCAAGCTATAATTTAATTACAGCAACCAATACAGCAACTACGATTATATTATCAGGTTCAACATCAGGAACAACAGTAAATGGATTTACTTTCCAAACAGGATCGGCCTCTACTTTTATGAATTTATTTACTCTTGGGGGAGGTTCAACAACAGCAGGAACTGTTACTTCTTCATTTACTCTTGAAACATTAGCTTGGGGTAATCAAATGAATAATACCTCAAGTATGGTTAGCGGAGCTTTAGAAAGTGGATCAGCATATAATGTTCGTTGGGAAATAACCAATGTAAATACCGGTTCAAATGGAGGTACATTTACCCTTGTAATTCGTCGTGGGGATGATAATGATGCCCAAAAGAATATATTAGAAACATGGGCTAATATGAGTTTGGATCCTCAATTACCAAATTATGTATCTCGTGTTATTGGTGATTTAAAACCAGTATATGATGTAGCTAGTGGATATGTGACTTACACAGGTAGTTTTGCTAATGCTTCACAATATGTTCGTGTTGCATCTGTAGCTACTCCTCAGGTAGACTCAATTGATAATAATGGTAATTTTAAATCTGCTTCTTATGCACAGTCTTTACCATCAGTAGGTAGTGGTTCATATGGTGGTTCATTTGCAGGTGGAGTTACAGCTTCATCTCAAGCCGCTCTTATGAACGAAGCTATTACTACAACAAACATTCAAGGTTTCCACCCAGATGATTATAATAGAGCATTTACTTTATTAACAAATAAAGATGAATATCAATTCAATGTATTATTAGCACCGGGTGTAACTTTAACAGGAGCTGCTGGTGATAATATGATTGCTTGTGTCGAAAGTAGAGGTGATTCTATTGCGATAATAGATAATAGTGTTTATGGTACTGCTATAACATCAGCAACTCAAGCAGCTGCTGCTTCAAATAGTAATTATGCGGCAACATATTATCCTTGGGTTTCATTGTATAGTCCTAATTTAGGTAAAGCAGTATGGTGTCCTCCATCAACAGTAATAGGTGGTGTATTAGCATTCAATGATCAAGTAGGAGCTGAATGGTTTGCCCCAGCAGGTTTAAATCGCGGTGGTATTCCTTCCGTATTAAGAGCTGAACGCAGATTATCTCAAACAGATCGTGATACATTATATACAGGAAACGTTAACCCATTAGCTACATTCCCAGGAACTGGAGTATGTGTTTGGGGTCAGAAAACATTACAACGTAAACCAACAGCTTTAGATCGCGTAAACGTTCGTCGTTTATTGATTGCATTAAAAGGATATATTGGAAATGTTGCTCGTACATTAGTATTCGAACAAAATACAACGGTAACACGTAATCGTTTCTTATCTCAAGTAAATCCATACTTAAGTTCAGTAGTACAACGTCAAGGTTTGTATGCTTACAAAGTAGTAATGGATGATACTAATAATACTCCTGATGTAGTAGATCGTAATCAATTAGTAGGTCAGATCTATATCCAACCAACTAAGACTGCTGAATTCGTAATCTTAAACTTCAATATTCTTCCAACTGGCGCTACATTCCCTGCATAAGGGGATGTAGTTGCTAATATTTATTGACAACAAATAAAATAACAACATAAAATGGCAGTATTAGATCCAAATGAAATAATGTTTACGGCTTATGAACCTAAAGTTCCTAACCGTTTTATAATGTATATAGATGGTATTCCCGCATATTTAATCAAGAAAGCTTCTGCTCCTGGATTTGATGCTGGTGAAATCGTATTAGATCATATTAACGTTTACCGTAAAGTAAAAGGTAAGGTAAAGTGGGATGATATGACTCTAAACTTATATGATCCAATCACACCAAGTGGTGCTCAAGCAGTAATGGAATGGGCTCGTTTGGCTCACGAATCAGTAACAGGCCGTGATGGTTATTCTGACTTCTATAAGAAAGATATAACTTTAAATATTTTAGGTCCTGTAGGTGATATCGTTGGTGAGTGGATTATTAAAGGTGCTTATTGCAAAACAGCCAAGTTTGGCGAATACGATTGGTCAACTGGAGATTCAGCAATTACACTTGATGTAACGCTTGCTATGGATTATTGCGTATTGAACTTCTAATCACTCTTCATATTTCTTTTTTTCAAAGCGTTTGCCTTTTGGCGAACGCTTTCCTTTTGCATATATTTATATACGCAACAAAAATAAAATACGTTTATGGCAGAATTAAAGTTACCTACAGAAATCGTTACATTGCCCTCAAAAGGTTTATTGTATCCAAAAGAATCACCACTTTCCAAAGGTGAAATTGAAATGAAATATATGACAGCAAAGGAAGAAGATATTCTTACTAATGCCAATTATATTAAACAAGGTACAGTAATTGATAAATTACTCCAATCACTAATCGTTACTCCTATTAATTATGATGAATTATTGATTGGAGATAAAAACGCAATTTTGATTGCTGCTCGTATCTTAGGATATGGTGCTGAGTATGAATTCAAGTATACTGATTCTAATGGAATAGAAAGAGAAACAAAAGTGGACCTGTCTAAACTAGAAGAAAAACAAATAAATGAATCATTATTTAAGTCAGGTACAAACGAATTTACATTTGATCTACCAAAATCAGGTAACACAGTAACATTTAAATTACTAACTCATGGTGATGAAAAGAAAATTGAAGATGAAATTAAAGGATTGAAAAAAATTAATCCAAATTCATCCCCAGACGTTACTACTCGTTTAAAACATATTATTACCTCTATTAATGGTAATCGTGAGCAAAAAGAAATTCGTAATTTCGTTGATAATTTCTTATTAGCACCAGATGCTAGAGCATTACGTGAATATTATTCCAAAGTACAACCAGATATTGAAATGAAATTCATGCCTGATGATGAAAATTATACAGGGGAGGGTATAAATATCCCAGTTTCTATTAACTTTTTTTGGCCTGACGCCGGAGTATAGATTACATCTATTTAAACAAATACATGAAATAATTTTTCATGGTAAAGGTGGATATGATTGGGAAACCGTATATCATATGCCATTATGGTTGCGCCGAACTACGTTCTTTATGATTAAAGAACATTATGATAAAGAGGCAGAAGAATATGAAAAACAAAATAGAACATTAAAAAATAAAGGCAAAGGAGAAATATCACGGCCAAATATAGCACCATCCCCCACATATAGCACAAAGGCGCCTAAAAAATAGGCGCTTTTAATATTTATACATATAATACTGTATTATGGCTGATGAGAAAAATAAAGACCCTAAAATTAGCGATCAGGCGTTAAAATCACTTGATGATTTTAAATCAAAAATGGATGATGTCAACACTTCTATTGTTGATATGGGGAATGAATTGGGAGATAGTTTAGTTAAAAAACTTACTCAAGTTGTTGTTGAAGCTAAAAAAATCAAAAATCCATTAAAGGAAATTGAGTCTATAAGCAAACAAGTAAATGATTTAGCAGACGAAACAGCAGTATTATATAATCAAGAAGCTATTTACGCTAAAAATTATGTAAAAGCATTACAAGATGGTAATAAAGAAGAACAAAGCAAACTATTAAAAAAATTAGATCAAATACGATCTCACATTGATATAAATCAGCAACTTCTTACAGAGTTTCAAACATTAAAAGAAGTAGCAGATATTGAACAAGCAATACTTGATAAAGAAAAAGCAATAACTGAGGAAAAGAAAAAACAAACCTCACTATCGGATGTACTAAAAAAGAAATTTACAGATCAACTTTCTACTTTAAAAAACATGTTTACCCTAGGAAGCATAGTTGATATGCTTTTTAAAGGTAGCGAGAACATAGCTAATTTCAGAAAGGAATTAGGTATGTCTTATAGTCAAGCATACGCTTTAAATACAGAATTAGGTTTTATAGGTAATAATGTTAATGATGCTTACATTAATGGAGAAAAATTAAAGAAATCCTTTAATGAATTATCCAAAGAAATGGGTTTTGTTGCTGATTATGGAGCAGAATCCTTAGTTACAATGACTAATCTAACAGGAAGGTTAGGATTAGCAGGTAATGAAGCAGCTCAACTTACAACATTATCTAGATTTCAATCTAAAGACACAGAAAAAGTTTTAAGTAATGTAGGTAAAACAGTTTCTGCTATGAATAAGCAGAAAGGAACTTCTATATTGCTTAAAGATGTAATGAAAGAAATAGGTAATGTTAGTAAAGCTACTGCTATTAGTTTAGGAAGTAATCCTGTAGCAATAGCTAAAGCTGTTACTGCTGCTAAACAACTGGGCACTACAATGTCCCAATTAGAGCAAACATCAGACCATTTACTTAATTTTGAATCTTCTATTGAATCAGAATTAAAAGCAGAATTACTTACTGGTAAACAGTTAAATCTTGAAAGAGCAAGAGCCGCTGCCCTATCTAATGATATGGTTACTTTATCTGAAGAAATAGGTAAGAATCAAGATGTAATAAATTCATTTGCTAAAGGAAACAGATTAGAACAACAAGCAATAGCTGAATCTTTAGGTATGTCTAGAGAAGAATTAGCTAAAATGATATACCAACAAGAAGCACAAAAAATAGGAGCTGATGGTGTTAGAGCAAAATATGGAGAACAAGCATATGAACAATTAAAAGCACAAAATGCACAAGAAAAGTTCAATAATGCTGTTGAAAAACTTCAATCTGCTTTGTCTAGCGTAGTTCAAATATTTTCTCCTATAATTGATGCTGTAGCTTTTTTAGCGGAAGGAGTGTCTGTTATTTTATCTAAATGGTATCTGTTATATCCTATAGTAGGAATTGTAGCATTAAGCTATCTTCCTAAAATGATTGCTGGTTTTAAAAATATAGGAACTAGTATAGCAGACTCAGCTAAAAACTTTACAAAATTATTTAGCAAAGAAGGCAGAGCATCTTTATTTAGTGGAGCAGGAGCCAAAAAACCAGAAGTACCGACTCCTGAAGCAGGAAAAACAGGAAAAGGAGCAGGTGGATTAATGGATAGCCTTAAAGGTATCAAAACTACTGACATGATAAAAGGAGCAGCTGCTATATTAATACTATCTGCTGCTTTATTTGTAGCTGCTAAAGCATTTCAAGAATTTGCTAATGTTGAATTTGAAGATGTTATGTTAGGAATTGGAGCTATAGGAGCACTAGCAGGAATAGCATTTTTATTGAGTAAAGCAGAAAAAGATATGATCAAAGGAGCAGTTGCTGTATTAATATTAGGAGCTGCTTTGATACCTTTTTCGTATGCTATGAGTTTAATAGCAGGATTAGATATAGAAGCTGTATTAGCAGCAGGTGCTGGTTTATTAATATTTGGAGCTGCTGTATTTGGTTTAGGTGCATTGATGTTTACTGGAGTTGGGGCTATGTTGTTTGGTGCGGGTATATTAGCTCTAATAGCTTTAGGTGGTGCTATGATAGTATTAGGAGCAGGATTAAAAGTAGTATCTGAAGGAGGAAAAGGAATAGCTCAATTATTTAATGATTTATCTCAATTAGATGCTACTAAATTAGACGCAATAGCACCTGCACTGAAGACAATAGGAGAAGCTGTATTATACTTAGGAGCAGGAGGAGTATTATCAGCAGTAGGAAATTTATTAGGAGGAGACAGCCCAGTTAAAATGATACAAGATATAGCGGCTTCTGGTGATGGATTACAAGCAGCAGCAACCGGTTTACAAGGAGTAGCAGTAGCATTAACTCAAGTATCATCTGCTTTAGCAGCAATTGATGCTTCTAAATTAGAAGCATTGAGTAATTTTTCAGTTAAAATGTCTATAGGATCCGCAGTAAAAGGTATTACTGATTTTATTACAGCCCCAATTAAAGCTATAGAAGGAGCAATTGGAGGAGGAGGAGCACCAGACAATGCACCAATGGTAGCTGCTATCAATGAAGTACGTGACGCTGTAAATAAATTATACGCTAAAGAAGGCATTATATACTTAGACAGTGCTAAAATAGGTACAGCTCAAATGAAAGGAACATACAAAACAGCATAGAATTAAATATTTATTGACACAATTAAAACAGAATAAACATGGCATCAGTACTTGACCAATTAC